GATCGCGGGGGTGCCTGGGTTGACTCCGCGAGTCGGCGCGGCGGCGATGGCGCTGGTGACGGCCAATGTAGAGCCGAGCTATATGATCACGGGGTTCACGAGTGGGAGGCAAACTCGTGGTTGGGGAGGGCTGAAAGATAATTGCGTGAGTGAGCTATCTATCTCGCCGCGCCAGCGGATCGATGATGTGGTGAGGTATATGAAGGGCCTGGACTTTGGCGGCACGGACTGCGCCTTGCCGATGCTGTACGCTTTGCGGAAAGGACTGGAGGTCGACGCCTTTGTGGTGATAAGTGATATGGAGAGTTGGTCGGGGGCGATTCACCCGACGCAGGCGCTACGGCAGTACCGTGAGAGGATGGGTATCCCCGCCAAGCTGGTTGCCGTGGCTATGACGGCGACGGAGTTCAGTGTGTCCGATCCGAATGACGCGGGAAGCCTGGATTGTGTAGGGTTCGACACGGCCACGCCGCAGGTTATCTCGCAGTTCATCGCGGGAGATAATAGGGTGTCTATGGATGGCGCTGAGGACTAGTGTGCGCTCACAGGGGGTTGGGGCTGGTAGAGGGCAAGGGGCCTTCACCAGCCCCTTTTCCGTTTAACGCGGCGGGGCGTTGACGGATGACAGACAACGTGCTATGATAGGATAGAAGCTGAGAGAAGGGAGCAGGGATGGCGAAGGTCGAGACGGTCAAGATTACGGCGCTGAAAGGCGACCCGCATAATGCCAACAAGGGCACGCCACGTGGCATGGGGCTGCTAGAGCAGTCGCTCAAGGAGAATGGCGCGGGGCGCAGTATTCTGCTCGATAGTGAGGGCGGCATCATCGCTGGCAATAAAACTTATGAGAAGGCTGGTGAGGCAGGCTTCGAGGATGTGATCGTCGTGCATACCACGGGCAGGGAGTTGGTGGCCGTGCAGCGCGACGATGTGGAGCCTGACAGTCCAGAGCGCACGATGATGGCGCTGCGCGACAACCGCGTCGGAGAGGTCAACCTGGACTGGAATGCCGAGCAGCTCGCGGGATTCATGGAGGCGGGAGTAGACCTGTCGGAGATGTGGCGAGAGGAGGAGCTGCAAGAGATTCTGAGCAAGGCGGCGGAGACCGTTCTCAATGATGGTAAGGAATATGACGAGTCAATAGAGAATGAGGTCGAGTATCTGACTTGCCCCGCTTGTGGACACCGATGGCCACGCTAGTCGGGCAATCCCAGTTCTTGTTGTGTCTGGATTTTTAAGTCGAGGCACCGATGACATGTAGGGCACAGAATCCAAACATCTTTATCAGTTGTGTTCTTGAGTGTTCGCCATGCGCCTTGACGTGGGACTTTATGAGCAAGTTCAACAATACGGCTTTCGCCACATGCCTGACAAATAGGTTTTATATGAGGATATTTGGCAAAGAATCGCTGAACAAGTCCGCCAGCAACTTGCTCTGGATTCCTTCGTTTTTGTGTCTCTCTATATTCCGAGGTTTTGTCTGGATGATCTTTACGCCATTGTGCAGAACGTCTGGCATTGCTAACTTTTGCGCGGCTTGCCACAATTTGTGCGCATTTATCAGAGCAATAGTTAAGATGACTTATACCATCATAAGTAAATGGTTTATTGCATTCCTTGCAAATACGTTGACGCTGTACAGTATTCTCATGTTGATAGTGCCATGTGGCATTGCAAAGATCAGAACAGAAACGCGAACGCGAACGAAAAGGAATGTACATTCTTTCACATTGTTCGCATGGTTTAGATTCTTTAGGAATATCCTGACGATGCCAAGTTACAGAACCAGAAATAGGGTATCCCTTTTTCTTGCGCCAATTAACGCGCTTTTGACAAGCACCAGAACACGTCATTCTATCAGCACGATGAGCCTCAAACTCTTGCCCACAACCTATGCAGATTCGTTGGTATGTTTTCATGCCTATATTATAGCACAGTTACGATATTCGTGCAAGTGGTATTGCGTGGGTACACTTCGATAATGGCACAAAGGAAACAATCGTATATTGAGATTTTAGAAGAGGCATGGCAAGAACATTTAGTGCCTAGACAAGACGATGCTCCTATGGTAATAAGTCTTTTTTCTGGGGGCGGGGGAAGTTCACTCGGTTACTCGATGGCGGGATACCGTGAATTGCTGGCCGTTGAGTGGGATGATAATGCGGTTGAGACTTTCAAGCTCAATTTCCCTGATGTGCCTGTCTATCATGGGGACATTGCAGGACTGAGCACCGATGAATGTCTGCGCCTTACCAACTTGGAGCCTGGTCAATTGGACGTGCTAGACGGCTCACCGCCGTGTCAGGGATTCAGCACGGCAGGCAAGCGCGAGATGGATGATCCGCGCAACAGCCTATTCCGTGAGTACGTGCGATTGCTAAGGGGGCTGCATCCCAGGGCCTTTATCATGGAGAACGTAAGCGGCCTGGTCAAGGGCAAGATGAAGCTGATCTTCGCAGAGATCATGCGCGAACTGAAAGCCAGTGGTTATAAGGTCAAGTGTCGCCTGCTGAATGCCATGTACTACAATGTGCCGCAGAGCAGGCAGCGGCTTATCTGGATAGGGGTAAGGGATGACTTGGGGATTGATCCGAGTCATCCGAGGGCGGAGAGTCAACTGTTTACGGTGAGTCAGGCGCTTGACGGCTTGCATGATGATCTTGCGGATCGCGTTGTGCCGAAAAATGATAGCCTTACGCTTCAGCAAATGACGTGGGTAAGGCCAGGGGAGTCATGTCACTTGCATCATAGTCATCATCGATTATCCATGAATAAGCCGTCTCACACGGTTGACAGGGGCGGTGGGGCTGGTGAATGGCACATATGGCATCCCGCAGAGAATAGGCCCATCACGCGTCAAGAGGTCAAGCGGCTATCTTCTTTCCCTGATTCATTCACCTTCGCCGGAGGCATAGGCGATGCGTTTGCTTGCATCGGCAACAGTGTCCCGCCGCTATTCATGCGAGCCATAGCGCGGCATGTAAGAGAGGTGATCTTGGCGCAAGTCCGACCGGGCCGCTTACGGGAGTGTGATACCCCATGAGCAGGGAGCATACCTCATGAGGCTATGCGGGGCCAGAACACGGGCTGGCGGATTATGTAAGCAGCGCGCAATGCCCAACGGACGTTGCTACATTCACGGGGGCAAGTCGCTGAGTGGCATGGCGTCCGGCGCTTGGAAGACGGGGCGCTACAGCAAGTTCCTGCCCGTGCGCCTGGCCGCCCGCTATGCTGAGGCGCAGGCAGACGGAGAGTTGCTGGCCCTGCGCGACGACATCGCGTTGGTGGATACCCGCGTCGGTGAGCTGGTGCAGCGTATCGATGCTCAGGAGTCGGATACGCTCTGGCACAGACTACGCGAGACGTGGGCTGAGGTGGACGCGGCGCGGCGGACAGGCGACCAGCCCGGATTGATGCTGGCACTGACCGCTACGGGGCAGATGATTCGAGACGGGGCAGAGGAGCAGGAGACGTGGCAAGAGATTCTGGTGGCGTTAGACCAGCGCCGCAAGCTGGTGGAGAGCGAGCGCAAGCGGCTGGTAGAGATGCAGCAGGTTATCACCACCGAGCGGGCCATGGCGCTGCTCGGCGTGCTAGTGGGGATTATCAAGACGCATGTCAGCGATAGGGACGTTCTACAGGCCATCTCCCAGGACATTGGAAAGCTGGTTGTACTCGAGCCTGGCCAGACGCTTGGCGGGTGAGGACGACCAGCCTGACCTACGCGCCTGGCAGCGCAAGTACCGAGACGATCCGGTGGCCTTTGCGCGCGAGTGCATAGACTGGCCGGGGGGGGAGGTACTCGCCCCCTATCAGGCGGAGTCACTGGCGGCTATCCCGCAATATAAGCGCGTGAGTGTGCGCGCCCCGCACAGCGCAGGCAAGTCGGCGCTGGCGGCTATCGCGGTGCTCTGGTTTGTGCTGACGCGAGATGGGATAGACGACTGGAAGGCTGCGCTGACAGCATCGGCATGGCGGCAACTTACGCACTATCTTTGTCCGGAGGTTCACAAGTGGGCGGCCAAGTTGCGATGGCAGACGGTTATCCCCCGTCCTCCGTTCGATAGCCGCACAGAGTTTCTGACCTTGAACCTCAAAGGGAAAACGGGAGAGGCATTCCCGATGGCTACCAATGAGAGCGCGAAGAGTGAAGGTCTCCATGCGGGGCAGGTCCTCTATGTCTTCGATGAAAGTAAGGCTATTCCAGATCCCATCTGGGAGGGGGCCGAGGGGGCCTTCGCTTCTGGCAGTTGCTACTGGCTGAGCATCTCGACGCCGGGCAGCAACTCTGGCCGCTTCTTCGATATTCAGACGCGCAAGCCGGGTACAGAGGACTGGTGGGTCAGGCACGTAACGATGCAAGAGGCGCTGGACGCGGGGCGCATGAACCTGGAGTGGGCCGAGCAGCGTAAGGCGCAGTGGGGCGAGTCGTCTCCGGCCTACATCACGCGGGTACTGGGCGAGTTCGCGCAGGAAGACAGCGCGGGGGTCATTCCGCTGGCCTGGGTAGAAGCGGCACAGGAGCGCTGGCTGGAGTGGAAGGAGCAGGGCTTCCCCGGCAAGGTGGTCTCATTGGGCGTGGACGTCGGCGGGGGGCTAGAGAGCGGAGACAGGAGCGTGATCGCGGTGGTATGCGAGGGGGCGCGGGTAAGGGAGTTGAGGGTAACGCAGGGGGCCAGGGATCCGCACCTTGCCACGATGGAGTTGTGCGGCCAGGTGCAGGGGATCGTGCACGCGCAGAAGCCACGCCATATCTGTATTGACAGCATAGGCATCGGACTTGGCGCGTGTGAGCGGTTGCGCGAACTGGGTAACACTGTCATAGGCTTTGGGGCTGGCAACGGCACGCAGATGCTGGATAGGTCGGGTGAGCTTGGCTTTCAGAATTGGAGGTCAGCCGCATGGTGGTTAACACGTGAGTTACTTCAGCCGGGCAGCGGGTTCGCCGTGGCGTTGCCGCCGGACGAAGAGACGGGGGGCCTGCTGGTGGGCGAGTTATGCGCGCCCAGATACCGCGTGGTCAGTGGGGGGGCGCTACAGGTCGAGAGTAAGGATACCATCCGCAAGCGGCTGGGCCGTTCGACGGATCACGCAGATGCAGTGATTCAGGCGCTTATCGGCCCGGCCCTGCAAGCTGAAAGAGATGCGGGAGAAGGGCCACGATATAACATCGTGTATGATCCTGTAGTTGTTTCCTAGTTATGCGTTACGCCAGATTTGCTTATGCACAATCATGCTGATAAGTTGATGAACTACGCCAAACTCTTTAGCCAACTGAGATTGAGTCACACCCCCCTGGGCGTGTTTCTCACGTATTTGGCGAACCTGTTCCGCCGTAAGTTTTGCCATGCCATGTCTTTCGCCTTTAGGCATTTTTTCAGGATGTGTAAATTGTCCGTGTCTCTTCCCCTTTGCCATTCTTCCCTTACATACAGCATCATGTACATTATCCGCATTAGTACCAATGAACAGATGGTCGGGACGAACACAACGTCTGTTATCACAATGATGACAGACGCACAATCCGGCAGGGATAGGGCCATAAGCGATCACATAAGAGAGACGATGAGCCATAGAATTGTTCAACCTTCCATATCCGTCAGGGTCAATCCATCCATCCCAGTTCCAGCAATCATTAGGGCCTTGCCCTTTGTCCACATTCTCCCAGAACCGTTCCTCCATGCTCTTGGCATAACAGCAGGCACGGCTACAGAACTTGCGCCCATGACTTGCCGCATAGGCTTTGGCAAGGAAAGGCTTCCCACACTGCTGACAGATCAACGTGACTTTCATAGTTCCTCCTCAAAAGGAATCCCCCTCCGGCTGGCGGTATTCTTGTCGAGGGAACACCGAGTTAGCCTTCGGGGGATACAATGAAAAACCCGCCGGATCGGTAACGTTCCCTCGACACCCACATGATAGCACATTCTGTGATAAAATGCAAGAAGAGAAAGGGGGTGAGCATGAAGAGACTATGGACGGGGCTATGCCTGGGGGCACTCCTGGGTCTGTGGGCGGGGATACTACTCTATGACGAGGGCAGCCAGTACGAGGTGTCGAGAGAGGTGGAGGAGAGTCGACACTCGGTCTGGGATAGTCGTATGCCTACTTGGGATGATCGAAGGACGGTGAGCGGATGAACGTCGATGATGCGCGTATCGTGCTGGGCAAGATGGAGCCACTGGCCATCTACCTGCGCAAGACGTCGGCCTATGTGCAGAGCATGACGGCGGTAGAAGGGGGCGTTGCGGCGGACTTGACGCCGGAACAGAGGGCGGCCTATGACGCCATTGCAGGCTACGTTCACCTGGCGCAGTTGGAGACGTTTCTGGCGGCGGAGACAGCGCGGCTTGAGGCGGCCATGCGCGCCGTGCGCAACAGGACGGTGAGCGCATGAGCACGCGCGCGAAGGTGGTTGTCGCGGTGATCACGGGGGCGCTCTATGGCGCAAGTGGCTGCTGGGCGGCGGGGTGGGAGTTAGGGGTGCTATGGTAAGACTGCTGCGGCCCGTTGACGAAAAGTGGGTTGTGAGTCAAAGGTTCGGAGAGAACCCTGAGTATTACTCTAAGTGGAACCTATCCGGCCACGAGGGCCTTTGACCTGGCGGCTGCTTGTGGCGAGCCGGTCTACGCCTCGCACGCGGGAGTGCTCGCGAGGCACTTCGCCCCCCTGGATTATGGCAACTATGCTATAATAGAGGGAAGCGGGGTTACTACGCTCTACGCGCACATGCAGCGCATCGTTGCGGGAACGGGCGAGCATGTAGCGGCGGGGCAGATCATCGGCGAAGTGGGTAGCACGGGAGTCACGTCCACGGCTTGTCACTTGCACTTCTCTGTGCGAGTTGTGGGCCAGCATCGGCCTGGTATGAAGGACTGGCTAGACCCTGAGCCGCTTATCGGCAAGGAGCTTGTGATGCGCAGTAAGATCGGCTTTCATGTTCAGAAGCCACAGTACTCTGAATGGCTGGTAGAGCATATCCGCCGTGGTAGTCCTCCGTGTGTCAAGATCATCAACCCTGACGCGGGCGCGCGCCCCCCCTTCGCTGCGGAGACCAGGATCATCGGTCGGCTATGGTGGCCGGGCGAGCCGGACAAGGAGATGGTATGGCAGGGCGAGCAGGGGGCTGAGGAGTGGTGGGCGCTGGCCTGGCCGCGCATGATGCTGTGCCCGTGGGTGTCAATGTGGGAGGGGCCGAATGAGCCAGCAGTGACCAGCGCGGTCAAGGCCAACCAGTTGGTGAGCTTCGAGCTACGCCGCGTCTACCTCATGCACGCGGCGGGGCTGAAGACGCTCTCCTATCAGATGGGCACGGGCAACCCTGGCGATATGAACCTCTGGCGCATCTTGGGCCTGGGGCTGGCGGAGACGGACGGGCTGGCGCTGCACGAGTATGGGATGCGCAGGATGGATCTGACGGCGGATCATCTGCTGCGCCACAGGGAGGCGATCCGCATACTGCGTGGCGAGGGCTATCGCGTGCCGCCTATTTACATCACGGAGTCGGGCATCGATTATGCCGGCGATCCGGTCAACGACGGCTGGCAAGCGCAACATATCTCGGAGGATAGCTACCTGGCGCAGTTGATCGCCTATGACTATGAGTTGCGACAGGATGAAGAGGTCGTAGCCTGGACGCCGTTTACGTGGCTACATGACGGCTGGCCATCGTTCGACATCACGCAGAGTCTGAGCAGCAAGCTGGCCGACTATATGCGAGAGAGCGAGCCGCTAGAGGAGCGCATCGGAGCGGCGATGCAGGCGCATGTGATACCGCTCAATCCCGCCTCTGCATTCGAGCGTGCGGGTGCGGCGCTAGGACTTCTGCCAGCAAGCTGTGAGGTGGACATACAGGTGGGGGCGGTAACGTATCGGGCGCAGGTGTATCGGCATCCCGACCGGCGAGACAAGCAGTTCGTGGTGTTTTGCCGGTTGGGAGACTGGAGTAACTTACATTGGGTGGAGCGGGACAACTGAAAGGAGAGGAATGGCAAGAGAGAACCTAATCAAGTGCGACACGTGCGGCAAAACGGTATCGGCGGAACGGGAGAATGCCTATACCCATGACTACGGCGATCCGTGGTATCATGTTACCTTGCCGGGACAAGGGCTAAGTGGAGGGATAAGTCCCGTCATGGACTTTTGCAGCATCGAGTGTCTGGTGACGCGACTCCAGTTGCTGCGGGATGCCAAGTGTGCGTAAGCGAAGAGGAGAATGAAAGGAGTGGTATGAGGAGACTGACAGACGAAGAGCATGATCTGGCCTTGCATCTGAGTGGGCTGCTGGAGAAAGTGGCGGAGGGGCGAGAAGGGGCCTACCCCAACGCGGCGCAAGGGCTGGCAAGTCTGCTGAACGGTGCTTTTCAGATAGACACGTCGCGGCGCAGAGGGGATCGCGAGGAACGCCACATCTGCACAGCCAATGGGAGGCATGTGATCGTCATCCGTATGCCTGGCGGGTGCTGGGCGTTGATGGGAGACTGTTATACTCCTATAGCCTACTGCCCGTTCTGTGGCGAGAAGCTGGAGTGAAAGGAGCGACATGAATCTGCTGCGAAATGGGGACTTCAGCGAGGGGACCTACCTATTCGTGGACGGAGGTAAGCCCGTTCAGGAGGTATGTGTGCAAAACG